ACTGATAATGCTCTCATTTCGCTTTTGCCTTATTTCGTTCAGAAATAGACTTAGCCTTTGCCTTTGCGTCAGCCTTTGAGGATGCACCCCATGCTTTGAGCGAAAGAAGCAGTCTTGTCGGTTCACCTTTCTTGTCGTACTCAGGGCCATCGTTGCCACTCATACGAGCCAAGAAACTTGCTCTGCGAGGGTTATCCCCCGACTTTACTGGTGCTTTTAAATTACCACCAGTTTCCGCATTATAAGATGATCTTCCCTTGGAGTTCAACCCTCCTTTAGGATTTTTACCTTCGGAGCGTTGCCAAGCGGGAGTTTTCATCACTTCACCTTTTTTGGTTTCTTTGCAGTTTTAGCAGACTCAATAAACGCTTTGGCAGTTGGCGCACCTTTGCTACCAACTTTCCGCATACGTTCACCAGAGCCTTCAGCGATTCTTTGCTTTTTTGCATTGATATTGGCATAAAGTCCTTGTTTCATTTTTTCTTTGCCTTTCCAGCCTCAGATAAAGCAATGGCAATGGCTTGCTTTTGGCTAGTTACAACTTTTCCCTTTTTAGAGCCTGAGTGCAGTTTCCCTGCCCCATACTCCTTCATAACCTTGCTAATCTTGGCTTGTGCTTTGGTCTTTTTCATATCAATATAAAACCTTTGCCGTAATAGTTCCAGAGGTGTAGGCTGTACAGTTGGCTCTCAAATACTTTGGTGCATTGGCAATAGTAACAATGCCATCAGCAGTCAAAGCAGTACCAATCGTTGCAAATGTTGTCCCATCAAGACTTCCTTGAAAAGCAACAGTGGCGGTTGTTATGCCTGTAACTTGCAGAAATGCGGGTTGTCCTGCGTCTGCTTGCACAGCAGTAGAAGCACCACTTGCAGTTACTGCATTTAATAGGGTTCTTGCGCTAGATAGTGAACTCATTTGCCTCTCCCTGTTTTCTTCATCATGTTAGTTGCGGTGCGCTGTCCACGCATAGGCATAGCCTTTGGCTTACCAACTGCTACCATAATGGCAATCGGCATACCCTTTTTCTCTGATTTCTTAGGCATCTTTGAGCCTGTCATCTTGCTTGTTTTTCCGTACATCATGGTTTCTCCTTGGTTATTGGGCCACCTGATTTCCACGCATCACAGGTTCTGAGTGCGGCACAGGTAAATTGAAATAGATCGCAATATCCTAAATTAGCCGCCTTGACAAAATTCTCGTCATAGGACAACTCATTCTCACCCTCATCCTTCTCTAGTCCACCAGTGATGCACTCCATCATCTTAGGAGTCTGGATAAATGCCGCACAGTTGCCACATCGCATCCCCATAATGTCTTTAGTAGGGGCGTTATACATCTTCGCCTTCTTCAACCAAAAAGAGTCATTTGGCTCATCAGGGTTAGGAGGGCCATACCCATACTCTTTGAAAGCATGGTTTCTGTTCTTTAGATTAATAGAGACATCCTGAGTCGATACAGGACAAACTACGCCTGAGAGCAAACCTTCTTTCATCGGAGTAACTTTCCACCAACAAAGGTGATTACGCCACCAGCCATTGATGCTATGGTCATACCCATCCAAAAGCCACCCTTAGACTTGTTTGCCAACTCAAGGAGTGACTTAACATCATTAGCCAATTGGTGAACTTCTACTTGCAGAGCCTCAACTTGGGCTTCTATTCTGCCAAAATCTCTAGCGTCAATATCACTCATAGCAGTTGTTCCTTACGGGGTCTACCCATAGGTTTCTTCAAAGTTATTGTCTGCCTTGTTCCATCAACCTTTGCCACCTCCACAACAGCAGAAGTATCAACCTCTGTGTATTCGGGGTGTCTACGCATCTCAACAATGTCAAAATCGTGCCTAAACTCGACTGTATTGCCAGATTTATTACAACGAAACAAAGCCATATTTATCCTTAAAAGAAAGGGGAGCAAGCCCCCCTTATCTTTAGACCATGCGAGCAATCACAAGGTCAATAGTGCATGAACCCAAATCAACTGATGCGCCAGTTAAGTTGTTGGTTGCAATAGTTACTGTGTTTGCCGCAGAAACGTAGGCTCTGCGAACAAGGCCAGCCTCAGAAACACTAGCAGACATTCCAAGAACTATGTCTCCCAAAGCAACGCCTGGGACAGTCACAGTATCAGTAGCCGCACCAGCCGCACCAGTTGCGACAGAAGCAGAGTCTAGAGTAGCGGTTACAGACCATGTATCAGAGAATATTCCCCTGAATTGGTCAGTACCTCTACGAGATACAACAGCGGTTGCACTTGCCATAATAATTTCTCCTAATTAGATTAAAAAAGTCCCCCCACCACTAGGGCGAGGGGCGCAACTGCAATTAGGCAGGAACTAAGAGAGCGAACATAGATGCAGACTTAGCCGCACCTGCGCTTGCCGCCGCACGTAGAATCTGAACGCCATAAAGGGTATCAGATGTGAACAGCGTAGCAAGATACTCTTGCTTGTATTGAACTTGTGAACGAACACCAATTTGCTCAACCAGAACCAAAGAATCTTTGTGTCCCATCAAACAAACACGAGCCGCACCAGTTCCAGATGCTGTGTCGCAATTGCTTGAGACAAACACAGGGATGCCATACAAGTTACCGATCTCACCAGTGCGGATGGTATTGTTAGTACCGCCAACAAAGGCTTGTTCTGTGTAACGTGCCAAGCCCATCAGCGTATTACGGCTTGAGGGTGGGATGATGAAGAAGCGACCATCCATAGGAGTGTCGGTGTCATCCATACGCTGAATAGTGCGGCGAATAGCGGCATCGGTCAAGGCTGTCTCGTTGTTGCTTGCGGCAACATAAGCAGTTGTACCATCACCACCAATAAACGCACCAGTTGCATAGGCGTTTGTACCAGCACCACCATTGGTTGAACGTCCAAGGTTAATCAAGTCGGTATCAACTTGTTTAGCCAAAGAGTAACCAGCGTCTGCTGTGTAGAAGTTACGCAAACTGTTTAAAGCCTGTGCTTCTACGATGTCTTCGATCAAACGGCTATATTCATAGTGTTTGTCGATTGCTACCTGAACTTCTGATTCCGTTGCCGCAATCAAAGTCACTTGTGAACCAGCCGCCTTTGCAGACGCTGAACCACGGGTAGGAGCAGGAACGTGAACTACATCACCCTTCTTGCCCTTGAAAGACATCTTCATAACCAAGTTTGCTAAAACGAGGTTCTTCTTGTAAGCCGCAATGATCTCGTCACTCCAAATTTCAGGAATGAAGGTTGCCGCTGTCGTTACTGTCACATTATTTGTACCTAAAGGCATGATAAATCTCCAAAAAGCGATAAGTTAATTACTTGACCCGTCCCTCTGCGTAGGCTTGCATGATTTCATCACTCAAGGCTTCGTATCGGTTTGGATCGGTCATTTTTAGCCGAATAAGGTCAGCCCGTCTATAAACTCTTTTTCCTGATTCTCCACTACCACCTACATCAACAGATGCCGCCTTCAGGTTAGTCTTGCGAGTTGCTTCTCCAGCATCACTCGTTTGTTTCGCCTTCACGCCACGTAACTGTTTATAAGTAGTAAGTAATTCGTTTGCACTATCGTAATCAAACTCACCATCAGCCTTGGCAAACAGATTTATGCGAATAGGTGAAGATTTCACCCAATTTGCAAAGTCTGGGTCTGAGGCAACCTGACCAAAGTCGGGATGCTCTTGCGCTAACTTTTGCTGAATTTGCATCTTTTTGAAGTCATAGGCAGCTTGGCGGCCTGCAACTACATCTGGATGGTTATCGACAGTTTGACGAATTGCTTCTTTTGGATTCTCAAAGAAGTCTACTTCTGGTGCTTCCTCTTTAATAGATTGCTTGTTAGAACTGAGGTTCTGCTTTATGAGTTCATCTGCTAGTTTACGAATCTCGCCTACTTCTTTACCTTGACGATCAATTAGCTTGTTAGCCTCTTGGTGCATCTTGATAACATCTTCTAGACTTTTATCCCGATAGAAATTAGGAATGTCTGAAAGCTGCTCAGTTTTAGGAAGTCTTTCTTGCTGCTGTTCTTCAACTACGTCTAACTCACTTGGCAACTCATCTTCATTATCAATCAACATATTTTTCCTTTTCCTGCGTGTTTATCGTTCTCAGGACATTTAACTTGCACTTTTTACAAGTTGTTGCTTTGCTCCCACTTCAGTCTGTCTAGGTGTTTTCTCTCGAACTTCCCATGCTCTGATGGGAAAGAACCAGACCACCCTTCCAATTTGAAGTTAGGTGCGCTTATGAGGCGGTTGGCTGTTGCTCCGCACTCACACTTAAAACCTGTTGTCTCATAATCAACAAGTCTTTCAGTTTTATGCCCGTTTTCACAGGCAAAATCAAATAGTCTTTTCATTCAATTCCTCAAATGCTCTTTCGCTGACCTCTTTCAAGGTTCTCAGCCATGTGAGTATTGACAATTCGCCCTTCTTGAAATGCAAGGACTTTTCGTCAGGGATTGTACTGATATTGTTCAACGATTCAATCATTGTGTCAATATCTTCCATTAAGTCTTTCCAACCCTCTTTTGACATCAAGTCAAAGCGGGCTTCATAGTACTTTTGCAGTTCTGGGGTCACTTGGCTTCCAAAGCCACCACACGGGCGGTTAGTGCTGTGATTGTTGCTTGCTGTTCTTGCATTGCTTTAATAAGCATTGGTACAAACACGCTGTACTTAACCGACTTGGTTGTTGTTCCAAGGTCGTTGCCTTCTTCATCTCTATCTGGTGATTCTTCAACCATCGCAGGAAACACTTGCTCTAATTCTTGAGCAATAACACCAAGTTGCTTGTGCGTTGGGTCAGACTTTAGATTGTAATTACGCACCTTTACTTGCATCAATGAGTCAAGTTTTGGTGTAGCGTCAACAATATTTTCTTTTAGTTTGACATCAGACAATGAACCATAACTATTATTAGTATTTTGGACATTTCCATTTGCTTGAACTCGAAAAACGACTGAACTTACTTGTATGCAGTTTATAAAGTTATATTCTGTTGTTGCACTACCCCTAGCGCATCTCATAACAGTAACATCATTTCCATAGCCACCATTACTTGCATTGAAGTACGCACCAGCAGATGATCCCCCTGATTGGACTACACCAAATTTTTCGCTACTGCTTTGTGATGTAGTCCCCACCAGCAAGTTACCGCTAGAGGTAAGACGCATATTTTCTGACCCTGTTGCGTAAAAGGTCATGTTTCCAGATGGGTAGACTCCAATCCTGTATTCACTACTGTTGTATCTAAATAGATTTTCTCCGTAGTAAGTGCCGTTATCACCTAGTCGAATTGTTCCGCTTTGTGCGCCATCTGCCGAATCAGAAACATTTAATCTAGCATTAGGTGAAGTAGTACCAATCCCCACATTCTGTGAAGTATTAACAGTAATCGCAGTAGTGCCAGCAGACTGCAAAGTTAGCGCAGTAGCAGATGCAGATGAAAGTGAACTGATAACTGGTGTAGTTAGAGTTTTGTTTGTCAGAGTATCTGTTGTTGCCCGACCCACCAAGGTATCTGTTGATGTTGGTAAGGTCAAAGTACCAGTATTCGAGATTGTGCTGATTACAGGAGCAGTCAGGGTCTTGTTGGTCAGAGTGTCTGTCGTTGCCTTACCAACCAAGGTATCAGTTGCCGCAGGAAGTGTGATGGTAGTTGTACCAGCCACCGCAGTTGCTTGCAATGTGGTTGTCCCTGAAGTCGAACCAGAGAGGTCAATTGCATTGGGTTTTAGGGTTACTGTCGTTGCCATATTTTTCCTTTATGGTGTTCCATTTGCAATAATATTAGTTGCTGAAGTAATCACTCCAGTTGAAGACATTGAGGCTATTGTAGTTGCGCCATATTTAAACAGCAACTTGCCACCCGATTCTTCAATCGTGAAGTTGGTGGTCAGCAACTTAGGCGTTGATGCCGCAGTTCCCGTAGTGTTTTGGTTAAACGTTGGAAATGCTGTAAGGGATGCCGCTGAACCTGTTGGCGCAAGAACATCCGTACCAATGACCAATCCAAGGTTTGTCCTAGCACCTGATGCAGTTGTGTCACCCGTTCCACCATTGGCAACCGCCACAGTACCAGCCAAGGTAATAGTGCCAGTTGTGGTTATTGGGCTACCAGTAACAGTCAATCCTGTCGTACCGCCCGATAAGGCCACGCTTGTAACTGTTCCTGTTCCCGAACTGACATTGATAGTTACATCATCGCCAGAATTTGTAGCCGTTACTGATGCGCCAACAAAATTTATCTTCTTGACACCACTTGTGATGCTTGTGCCTTCGTCTAGGATAGCTACCGCCCCATTGGTGGACATGGTGCTGATAACTTTGATCTTCTCTGCCAAGTCTGGAGCAACCACCTCTCCCACATTGATCTCTTGACCAGTAGACAAGGTAATAACCAACGAGCCATCAAAGTCAATCTGAGCATTGGAGACAGAAACACCATCTTTGCCGTCTATCCCGTCTTTTCCATTCAGACCATCTTGCCCATTCTTGCCATCTATCCCTTGGCGGCCATCTGCACCCTTATCGCCCTTGTCTCCCTTGTCACCTTTTTCAGGAACAATCGACTTGGCAACTTCTAGTTGTGCTGTGACCTTGTTTTCCATCACTTTGATGGCTTCAACAATCAGGTCTACATTGTCTTGAACAGCTTTTTCCTCTTGCTGGCGCATGGCCACCAAGGTTTCTTCCATCTTGGTGATGGCAGCCAACTTCTCATCAAAAGATGAGTCATTTGACTCAATGCTTTGGATAAGTTCCTTGATATTAGCCATTATTTAAGCCATTTGTCAGTTTAGTAAGGAAGTCTTGCTTGACCTGATTCTGTGAATTGACCTTATCTGCCATCTGTAACTCAACAATCTTAGATTTGTTCTTGATGTCAGCTTCTTTCAGCATCAAATCAGCAATCTTGACTCGCTTATCAAACTCTTTGGATGCCATATCATCCTGATTTGGCAGATTCTTGGTGGCCGCTGCCATCGCTTTGGCTTGCGCCTCCTGCGGGAGCAGCTGTGCCTCGACTGTTAACTTGGTAGCCTCTGCCCTATTTTGTTCTGCCTGAGTAGTCTGAACCGCAATCTGCGCTTGCGCTGCTTGCATGGCCAACTGCTGTTGCACTTGTTGCATTTGTTGCGCTTGTGGGTCAGGTTGCATCATCTCATCTAACTTGGCCATCAACTCCATTCTGTTAGACAAACTGCTGTTTCCAATAATTCCTTTAAGCAAAATAGGCAAAACAGGAGTATTTGCACCCAAAGTCTGCAATAAGCCAATGAACTGCTGTTGCTCATACTCTCTAGCAATAATGCCAAGGGTTGCCGTAGGAATGAAGTTCATATCAACAGAAGGGTAACGCTCTGGATCGAACTGCATATACCTAAATGCTGCCTTCTTGATAAACGGGATTAAGAAATCCTCTTGAAAGTTCACCAAAGTGCGCTTGTACTTCTTGATGATGGAGGCAACTGCCATAGACATACCGCCTTGACCACCATCACGGGATACATTGCTAATCATGCCTTGGGAATCCAATGTTCCAGTAGCTTGCAACAACATACGCTCAAAGTCTTTAGCCGTAGCCAAGTTGTTTGGGTCAGTTTGACCGAACTTGAAGGGATAAAGAATCTCAGAAGGTGCGCCATTGGTGAGGATTGCCTTGCCAGGCTTTACCTCAAACTTCATCCCCCTTGGGAGTCTGGTTGCGTCCATCGCAATCATGGGGCTAGTCGTTAATGCCAAGGAATCTAGGTGTGAGCGAGTCTGTGCGTCAATAGCCTTTTGCATATTGAACGCCTTCTCTACTGTGCCTCTGCCTAGTAATCTGTTTGGTACTGTGTCATCCTGATAAGTTAGAACTGGGCGATCCTTCATCATATAAGGATTCGCTTCAGCCTTTAGGAGTTGACCATCATTGGCAATAACAATAATGGCTTCTACCAAGTCAGCATATTCCTCTGCCTCAGAATTATCTGGGAAAAGGTCAACAATCTCTTTGTTCTCTTCTAGATTTTCTAGGTATTCCCTTGGCACCAAGCCATAGTAGGTGAGGAGTAGAACCTTCTCATCTTGGTATTGGCTAACCTCTTGGGTAGGCTCAAGGTCAGAATCGTCACCAGTAGTGGTGATGTTTACCTTGCGGTAAATTCCAGCCTCAATGCCTTGAACAACCTTGTGGATCGAGACATACTTCTCGATGGCCACACCCATGCAGTCATCAACGCTTGTACCATTTGGATCAAACAAGAAGTT